ATGAAAAAGGTCACTATCTGAGCGAAGATTGGACATTCTGTCGTCGTTGGGCTAAACTAGGTGGTGAGATCTATGCTCATGCTAAGGTATTATTAAATCACAGTGGTCATTATGAGTTTGCAGGTGACTTATCCGTATTGACTGGTGGTAAACCTAGTATGCCTGATATCACTCCAGATCAGATGGCAGCTAAACAAGCACAACAATAATGCACGAAGAAAATCTCAGTTTTCAAATCAGCCTGACAGGAACTTTCTGGGATAAACACCCACAGTTTTCTGTTTGGTTAGATGATCATGTGATAACACAAACTGAAATAGTCAGTGAAGCTGAACAGATAGTAAGTTTTGAACGCAGAATAAACGAAGGTCCGCACACACTAAAGATAAGATTAGAAAACAAAACTACAAGTGATACAGTTATAGAAAATGTGCAAGTAGTCAAAGACATGGTATTAAACATAAATGACATAATCATTGATGATATTAGTTTAGGCAATTTACTTTGGTCAGCTGAATACATACTTGATTATCCACAGGAATATAAAGGTCAAACAATTGATCATCTAGATGGCTGTGTAAATCTAGGATGGAATGGTACCTATATGATCAAATTCTCTAGCCCATTTTACGTTTGGTTACTTGAGAAACTTTAAGATAAATATAGTAACATCACGGATTTACTATGTTACTATTTGAAGTTTTTAAACAACAACCTCGCAAACATGTGGCATTCGCTTTTGGCCGCATGAACCCTCCCACTATAGGACATGCTCGCCTATTAAATTCCACAGCACGTGCTAGTATGGGTGGAGATTATTGGATATTTTTAAGTCATACACAAGACCCTAAAAAGAATCCCTTAGATTATAATACCAAAGTAGATTTTGTTAAAGCTATGTTTCCTCAACATGCTGATCACATCAGTGTAGGTACTGGACTACGTACTATCATGGATGTAGCAGAATTCTTATATCATCACAACTATACAGATATTACTTATGTTTGTGGTGACGATCGTTTGCCAGCATTTAAAGAGTTACTAAACAAATACAATGGGATTGAAGGTGGTAAAACCTACTATAAATTTAACAGTATTAATCTAGTATCTAGTGGTCCAAGAGATCCAGACGGTGATGATATTGTGACAGGTGCTAGTGCCAGTGCCGCACGTGCTGCTGCCGCGCAGGGTGACAAAGCAGAATTTAAGAAAATCACAGGTGCTGGCCGTCTAGCACCCCAGTTATATCGAGCAGTGCGCCAAGGCATGAATATATTCAACGAAGATGCCAGCGGTTATATTCCAAAGAACAAACGAGAAGCCAAAGATCCGCGTTGGTCAAATGCCTTAAGTGTTGATGTAACTCCAGAAACCCCTCGTAAAAATGCCAAAGCACTAAGGCTGATATGAGTCAAGTAAATCTAAAAGTGCAGGTTTACTGCGTAAAACCTAGTTGGGTAAATTTTGAAAAAAACAGATACAGATTATATGTCGATGAAGATATGTTAACTGAACGCTCATGGATTTGGGATATAAAAACATACATAGATGAAAATATATGGGTAGAATTACAAGCAGATACAGAACATATAATTAAATTAGTTCCTATATTAGATCCTATTGATAGTTTTGCAAAATTTGCTTTAAAAAAATTAAGGGTAAACGGAAAGTTATTATATTTTACTAATCAAGACCAATCAGAATTATCTTTTAGAATATAATAAATACACTATAATTGGAAATATTATGAAAACAAAAGATTTTATCCGAGAAGATTATGAAGAATACCAAGATGAAGCAGGCATGGTAAAAAGTAATCTACACACTATCATACGCAGTGCTGAAGAATTAGACCAACTTATACATGATAATGAAAACATGGCTGAATGGGCACAGGAAAAAATAGCCATAGTAAAAAGCATGATAGTGACTGTAAAAGATTATGTAGCTAGTGAACACGAACTCTGTGCTGCTAAAACAGTAGCAGAAACAGCAAGCGCAGGTGCTACAGCATCAGGTGCAATAGCTACCAGCATGGGTGGTGGTGCAGGATTTGGTAAAAGCGTATTTATGAGCCGTTCAGATAGAGTTAAAAAGGCTAAGAAAAGATAATGGATAAGTTCATAAATCAAATTAAGATCGCATTCGCAAGCCAATATGCGTTCGCTATCAAAGCACAGAACTTCCACTGGAATGTAGAAGGTGCAGATTTCTATCAATATCACAATCTATTTGAAACTATCTACAACGAAGTATATGGAGCAATCGATGCATTTGCAGAAAACATCCGCAAGCTCAAAGCCTATACTCCAGCTAGCCTATATAGATTCTCAGCACTGTCAGCAGTAGATGATGAAGTAGAAATATTAGAACCATCTGCTATGGTATCAGAACTATTGCGTGACGCTGAAAAAATGCAGGAGATCATGAAAGTTTTGTTCCAAGAAGCAGAGGAACGCGGTGAGCATGGGTTAAGTAACTTCTTAGCAGATCGCCAGGATGCATTCGCTAAACACGCTTGGTTCCTAAGATCTACACTAAAGGTATAATATATGGATATTAAACAACTACTAGAAAAGATAGATCAACTCGCTGGTGAGAAAGTAGGACAAAAGCCTGGCGACCAATGGCGCGGCGATGATCCGAATCCGCCCGGTAAAAAACTAGTGGGTGACAGCATCTTAAAAGATCTATCAAAAGGTCCTACACCAAAAACCAAAGAACAAGAACTAGCAGAAGAATTCCAAGCGTTCCTAGAAACAGAATTTAAAGACACAGTAGACAAACGTCCCAGTCGTAAAGGTAGTAGACCAGCACGTGGACATGAACCTAAATCCGGATACAAAACTATCAAAGCTGACGAAAGCTCTATGAGCGAAAAAGATATCGAACTACAGGACTATCGTTTAATGTCTCACAAAGAATTCCAAACTGCTTATAAGATGACTAAAACAGAATGGATGAACAAAAATAAAGCTCTTGTTATACAAAATCCTAGTATTAAAAAAGCATTAGGATTAGATGAAGGTGTGAATAAAAGTAGTGTTGACCGTGAAAGAGCTGATCATCGTAAAAAGGCCCTTGCACAGTGGAAGGAAGATCATTTTGGCAGTTCAGAAGGCTTTGAAGAACACTACGGTAACGATCTAGACTATCAAGAGATAGCACAGCGAAGATTGGACAATGACGAACAAGATTTATACGAAGGGTGGGAAAGTTGCCCTGAAGAATACAAAGAGACATACGATCACGCAGTAGAAGCACGTTGGATGGTCAAAGTTAGCGATGATGAAGGGGTCCATCTAAAAACATTCCATGACAAATTTCCAAGTCTATCAGCGGCTAAAAAAGCCTACGAAAATACCCCATACGCTTCAGATTTTAAATACAAATCAGTTAAAAAAGAACAAGTAGAAGAAATCCTAGATCCATTTAATGCATCAGGATTTAATCCCCTACGCGATAAGCGTGATTATCTTGATAAACTTAGTTATCTATCAAATCTAGCCCGCAAACCAGGCATGAGTAAGGAAATGCAGGATCACATCAAACAACGCATACTAGATCTAAATGCAGAAGCTAGGAAAAAAGGTTATATACAAGCTGAAAGCCGTGCTCATAAGACCCTATCAACATTCTTTAAGAATCGTGAACTACAAGATAAATTTGCCAAGGGCGAACTAAAGATTCCTACACCACAAGAACGTCAGGCACAGCTAAAGAAATTAGAAAAAGCTAAACCAGTTAAAGAATACGGCGCACCTACGACTGGTAGTCCTACTAGTACCAGCACAGATGTCATGAAAAAAGCCATGGCTGCCACTTCTGCACTCAAATCTGCCACCGGTACAGCCCAATCTGCAACTGCATTGATGAAAGCTATGGACGCTATCAGCCAAGGCAAACCAGCCAGCAGTACAGATATGATGACTGCCCAAAATACCCTGCAGGATATTAATACGGCATTTAAAGAACCAGAACTAGCTAATGCGCTGAAACCAATCCTAGCCAAAGCCAATCAGCTTCAGCAGAAAAAATAATCAGTCGATCGGATCTTCTGGTTCCTGCCCAACTGATCGCATTTCTCTATCTAGTTTCTTAATCGCTGATTTAGCCACTGATAGTTTAGCGTACATCTTATTACCACGTTTACCATTAACGTACAGGCAAAATTTACCTGATTCATCAGCACGCACTTCTGCCAGCATATCACCTTTAAAGCCAATCTTAACTGTGTATATAGGTGCGGTATCTGTAAGTGAGTCAAACCCAAGTAAAATACTGTCACCTTTAGCACCAATTTTAACTAATTTCTTGTCAAATTTGCCACTTAAATTGGCTTTTCGCATGATAATTGCCGCCAAACGAACATTATTCTCTGCTACTTGGATAACACCCGAATCGTCGATGCAATAGTCCTCACCTTCGAATGGACCATTAAATGGATCTGCGATGATATGATTTAATTTTTCTGATAATTTCTGCATTAGTTGATCCAAGAATTGTTGTTAGAAGTAATACTATACACTCAAATAGTAAAGTTGTCAAGTATAATTTTGTTGATAAATACTCTTAACGATGGAATATCTATGTTAGTTTATGATCTATTTGAAGACAATTTCTATGAGATGGCAGAAGAGCTATCTGATATCGTTACAGCACGTGAAATGATTGGACAAGCAATACAAGATTCTAAACAGTTTAAACATAGATATTTTGAATTCCTAAAGTTTCTAAGAGAAAAACACGGTGAAGCTTACAGCACACGCATGCACCAAAAAGCGGCTAAACTAGCCATTGCTAAGGAAAAAGATTAATGTCAGCTGAACAAGTAATATTCCAATTTCTAAGTCAAGGTTCTAACACACTAACAAAGCCAACCGGATTCAGCAATCAGGTTTTGGTCTACGCTTGGGGTGCTGGTGGTGGGGCTGGTTCTAATGGTTCAGCCGGCGGTGGTGCAGGATTCGTAGAAGGAATCGTCACGGTTAACAGTGGCGACACTATGGTTATAGCAGTAGGTGGTCGTGGTGGGCCTGGAATCAGTGGTTCTAGAGGAATTGGTGGGGTGAATACTAATCCAGTACTGCCGTTTGATGGTGGTACTACAGGATCTGCACAATCTGGTGCTGGGGGCGGAGGCGGAGCTGCCACTGTGATATTCGTAAACAACGTACCTATGATCGTTGCCGCCGGAGGCGGAGGTGGTAGCGGAGGTAGTGATGAACCTGGATTTGCTGGTGGAATAGCAACACTGACAGCGGCGACTCAGCGTGGTGGATCTTCGACAGATGGAGGTCAAGTAGGAGGTGGCGGTGGTGCAGGTTATCCTTTAGGTGGAGCAGGTGGCCTTAGTGTAGGCGCTAATGACCAATCAACTGGAGGCTATGGTGGGCAAAATTTTGCTAACGCCCTAGTTAATAGCAGCACATTAACAGCAGGATCTGGAACCGTGCCAGGTGGTCGTACCAATGCCTTATATCCCCGAGCTAGCCGTGGATATGCTGGATATGACGGTGCTGTGATAGTAATCTTTACTAAGAGTTTCCGTGGATTTATCAAAGATACTACCTGGAAAAATATTACAAATGCCTTTGTAAAAATACCAAATTCATCAACTACCTTATATCGTACTATTGCACCTAGAACAGATACATATACTTCTGGAACACATACTTTTACTATTCCTCCCGGAGTGTTTAGTTTAGATATCAGTGCGACCGGCGGCGGTGGAGGTGGAGGTGGTACGGACAGTCAATCTGGTGCAGTTGGAAGATCAGGTGCTGTTTTATCAGGAACACTATCAGTGTCACCGGGGCAGGTGTTGACATTACATGTTGGTATGGGTGGCGGTGGTGGTGCAAATGATCAGGGAAGTGCTCCAGGCGGTGCTGGAGGATCAAATGGAATTGGATACCGTGGTGGTAACGGTAGTGCCGCAGGACCTACTCCAATCTCTGGTGGTGGTGGGGGCGGTGGCGCAGGCACAGCCTTACTAGTTGGTAGTACTTTATACGCTGTCGCAGGTGGTGGTGGTGGTGGCGGTGGTGGTGGTAATGGTTCAGGTGGGCAGGGCGTAAATCCTGGTGGAACATCAGGCAGTATAGCAGGTGGTAATGGACAAGCCAAAGGTGGTGATGGTGGCGGCGCTGGTGGCGGTGGCGGTGGACATCCTCTAGGCGGAGCTGGTGGCATTGTTGCTGGTGGCGATAATGGTGGATTTAGTGGAGCAGATGGAGGAAGCTTAGTGCCGGCAGGATGGACACAATCATCTGCGGCCAATGGTGGAACAAATGGAGTTAGAGGAGTAAGGAGTTCAAGCCGTGGTGGGACAGGTCGAGTAACTATTGCCTATAGTTCAGCTCCAATCGCAGAAGTAGTAGAAACAGGTGGATGGAAAAGAATAATCCAATCTTACATTAAAGAAGACAATCAATGGAAGTCAATTCAATCAGATTTAAGCCTAGTACCTGTTCCTTCGTCATCTGAAACAGTTACCGTAAATATAACTATAGCGGCAGATACAAATAATTATGTACTTTCAGATTTCTTATCTGGAACTAGTTACAATCCAGGCCGTTCAATTGTAAATTTAACTGTTGATGCTGATGTGATAGTTGGTAGTACCAGTGTTGGTAGTCCAGCTCTAATAATTGATGGATTGGCCACAGGCGATCTATTTAATTTAATTAATAATGGAAACATAGCAGGCGCAGGTGGTCGTGGTGGAGCAGCTGGTCAATATACGGTTACAAATACTCCAATTTTTAATAGTAAAGGACAACCGGTTTATAGTGACAGCAAAGGTCGTATACAAGCCGTTAACACTTCAGTTACTTCAGTTCCTGGACGCCCAGGTGAAGTAGGTGGTTCAGCTTTGTACGTTACCTATCTTACTAACCTGGTAAATAATGGTACTATCGCAGGTGGTGGTGGTGGTGGCGGTGGAGGTGGCGGACCAACTGGAGGTCAAGGCGGTGGCGGTGCTGGTAGAATAGTTGGTGCTGGCGCTAATAACGGTACACTTACAGCTGGTGGTGCTGGTACTGGTCTAGGCGGTGCAGGCGGAGCTAGAGGTACTGCGGGTTCTGCAGGTACTAATGACACAAATATTGGTGGTCTTGGCGGGGCAGCTGGTCCAGCTATCTTAGGTATAGACAAAGTTACTATAGCTACCGCGGGAACGATTTTAGGTGAACAAAAAGTTATTGCACGTGAAGCAGGATAATCAAGGAGATTTAAATGAGTAAGATCAATATCAAGATAGTAGAAGTGGACCAAGATTCGCATACGGTATTAGTAAAATATGCCAGCGAAAAAAGTCAAAAAAACATAGACGAATATCCTGCTGTGGCATTCCAAGTTACAAATTATAATGTGACCACAGCAGAAGAATTTATTGAAGCCATACGTCCACAAGTAAGTTTATATGTGTGGCAAAGAGATCTTCAAGAAAATCCAGCCAAATCAATCGATCTTTCTGGATGGAATGGACACGTAGTAGAAGTAGATGCATTCGAATTACCTGCTCCAGCGGCACCACCACTTGAAGCACTAGCTAATCCGGAAGTAATTCTATGATCCTAAACAATGCTGTTAATGCTGGTGGATTTATCTACTGCATGGCTCATTTTTCACCCAACGAATCTAATACCTATCATAATCAAGGTAATGGACATTTCCATCAATATCTCTATATAGTGGATGGGCAAGGTATAGTTGAAAATCGAGAAACAGCAGATGGTCCGGCTATTCGCAGAGAGGAAGGTAATGGAGTTGGTATGCTTGTGGATCTTACAGCCACTAGAGGACTTTTTCATACTACCATCACTAATGAAACCTCTCTAACAGTAATATTGTTTAATCCTATCCCAGAAACTAGAAATCTTAAAGTAGAAATTATAAAAGGCGAACAATCACAAATAATTACTGCTGATGATAATCGTAAAGTTATTGTTTGTATAACAGGTCCAGTAATAGCAAATAATAAAACTTTAATGAGTCTACAACACGCTAAAATATTCCCAGGAAAAACTGTAGAACTAGCTGTTCCAAAACATTCAGTCTGTGCTATAGTGTCAGAATAATCTAGTCAATAGTAATTCTAGATAATTACTATTATAAAATCATTGAGAATAGGTAGATTTATGGAACAATACGTAGTCACAGGTATTGGTATACATAACAGCTTAGGTTGTACAGCACAGGAAAGTTGGACTAATCTTATAGCAGGCAATTCAGCAGTTAAAAAAATCAACTGGCCTGGAGATGATCTTGATTGTTGGCCAAATACATACGCCAGTGTGTACAAAACAAAAATCGCAGCAATAAGTAAAAAACTAACAAATGAAGATTTACATCCAGAAAAATTTGATTATGGGTGGAACCATTGGGATCCTAATACTCGTGCTTGTCTGATGAGTGTAGATGAAGCTGTTGAGGATTCTGGAATAAAAAGCGAAAAAGTAGGCGTAATAATTACAACATTTGGTAGCGGAACTACTATAAGATTAGATTTATTTCATTCAATCAACAAAGGTCGCACCAAATATCCCCCACGTAAACTGTTAAATATTGGATTAGATTTTCCTGCCGCACAAGTAGCCGCTATCTATGGATTCACGGGAACTAATACTGCTATGGACAGTGCCTGCACCACAGGTATTACCAGTATTGACTATGCTATCACCAGTCTCAAAGCAGATCCCAATCTGGATGCTATGGTAGTTGGTGGTGCCGATCATCTATGCGAGCCTATCAATATATTTTGGTTCCAGAGCCTTGGTGCGCTATGCCCAAGCGATGATCCAGCAGACAATCGTCCGTTTGATGTCGATCGCAAAGGATTTGTCATGGGCGAAGGTGCTGCCACAATGATCATAGAACCACTTAGTAAGGCCAAGGCTAGAGGTGCTAAAATCTATGGTGCTATCCTTAGCACTAACTTATATACACTATTTGACAGCGATACCAGTCCAGATCCCACTGGATTAGGTGCTCGTACCTGTGTACAGGCTGCACTAGACAAAGCTGGTATCACAGCCGATCAAGTAGACTTTGTTAATGCCCATGCTACCAGCACACCTGTAGGTGATGAAATAGAATTCGCCGCAATGGCCGCACTAACCCCAGGTAAGACTATGGTCAGTAACAAAGGACAGATTGGACACAGCATGAGCACCGCTGGTATAGTGGAAACTATCTATACATTACAGGGTATGTGTACAGGACAACAACCGGGTAATGCTAACTTAGAAAATCCTTTAGGGCAGGGTATAATTCTACCTACAGAATCAACTAAACTAAATGTTAAATACGCTATAAAGAATAGTTTTGGATTTGGTGGACGTAATGCCAGCATGGTCTTGGAAAGATATGATAGCTAAAATACTAAAATATATGGCGCCTTCAACAGCATCAACAGCATTATTGCAGTTGAGTTGGCCTCTTGGAATATATCTTGGTATACAGTCAGGTGCTAGTTGGGGATGGTGGGTAAGTTGCATTTTATTTTATCTCATCATCTATAGTATGATAGGTAATAACATTAGCCTACACAGATATTTCACACACGATCATTTTACTGTAAGCAAACCAGTCGAGTGGGTTTTCTTATGGACTGGATGCATGACTGGGCTAGGCGAGCCGTTAAGTTATGCCATGACACACATCATACATCACAAGTATAATGACACTGAATTGGACCCCCATGGACCTATACGTGGCAAACGCAGCTGGTTTATCTGGTTCCAAAAAACCGTAGATCCATTTGAAACTCCTGTGTTTAGCAGAAGACTTATTTCTCTAAACATTAAATATGGATGGTTACATAGATATTACGTGCCTTTTGTCCTCGTAAATGCACTTATACTCTATCTGATCAGCTATAAAGTATTCTTATTCCTATGGTTGATTCCTGCTAGCACTACCTGTTGGGGAGTAGGGTGGGCAGTGTGGCGCCAACACTGGCACATGGAGCCTAATAATAGTCCATTACATCGCTGGGATTGGGTATATGAAGGACTACATCTTAATCATCACTTGTATCCTGCGGCTCCAAATACCGCAGTAAGACCCAGTGAAATAGACTGGACGCATCAATTTAGTAAAATTTTTAGACCTAAATTCCATTGGCAGGGGCAGCCTACTGATGTTAAAGAATAAACAGTGGATCATACAACCTAATTATATATGGATGACGCTTATGCAGGTCATGCTACCTGTTTATGTTTATCTAGCCTGGGGAAGTGCATGGTATTGGTGGGCGGTAACTTTTGTATTTTATTTCTTATATCTCTGCATAGGCAACAATATAGGTATGCATCGTTACTACAGTCATAGATATTTTGAAATGACAAAACCCGTAGAATATTTTGTGTCATGGTGTGCTTTCATGGCCTGCTTAGGTAGCCCGTTAAGTTATGTAAACATACACAATGTTCATCATGCACATAATGATACACTACTAGACCCACACGGTCGTCAGCGTGGATGGAAGTCGGTGCTATTCTGGTATCATAAACACCTATGGCCTTGTGATATGATATTCAGCAGAAATCTACTAAAACTCACAGCCCGCTATAAACTCCTACACGACTACTATTGGTTATGGGTATTTGGTTGTGCAGGCCTAATGTATATCCTAGGTGGATGGAATGCGTTATTATTCTGTTGGTTATTACCTGCAAGTTTAACCCTATGGGCAGTAGCATTAGTTTTATTATTACAGCATGACGATCAAGGACCAAGCAATACCAGAAGCTATATGTGGTTTGGCTTTGGTGAAACTTGGCATGCTAATCATCATGCAGATCCAAGTTTACTCGATCATAGTCTGGGCAAGGGCACGGACTGGACCTATCAATTATGCAGAATCCTATCCAAGTCAAAGAAACCGCGTTAGACTTAGAACGCTTGAAACGTGATTGCAGGCGGATCAATAATAAAGTCTGTAAGCAGTTAGGCAATCTAGAAATTCCTAGCCACACAGCATATCAATCAACTCTTAAAGAACAATTAGATGCGGCTCCAGTAAGCAGTCGCTTACACGATTACTACAATGTGTTTAGTTTTCCTTATGATGGAATAAACGAGTTGTATCGAGTAGTATGTGAGTTTTTTAAAGATGTCTGTGAGTATGATCAACCCTACTACATACACGCTTGGCTAAACTACCTACAAAAAGGTGATAGCGTTCCCTGGCATAATCATTGGGGTGCTCTAAGTGGGCTTACCCAGACCTATGTATGTAGTGCTTATATCAATGCAGAACCCAGTAATACTATCTATAAGTTCCCAGATGGCGATGTCTATGAAATAAAGAATCGCAATAATACTATTACCTTATATGAAGACATAGGTGATACACATATGGTAGAACCCTGGACTTTAGATGAACCCAGAATAACTATCAGTATGGATATGGTTCCTATGAAATACATACAGGGATCGCCGTTTTTACTCAACACTTGGATGCCTATTGTATAAATATAATAGTATATAATTAAGGATCAAGGATGAAGAAACTAGTATTGGCATTAAGCCTATTTTGTAGCGCGACGGCTTATGCGGGTATTAACCAACAGTGCAGTCAATTCACAGCCGCAGGCACACCACAATACGCACCAAAAGCAGGTGATCAAGAGATCTGTCACAAGAACTATGCTGTTATCCATAGCTGTGCTGTTAAAGCACCAATCGCAGTGTTTGAGCATCTAACAGTGGCAGTCATGTCAGGACCAGCTCAGCGTAAAGATGATTTCCGTCCTGATCCACAGGTAACTCCTAACTGTTCAGCTACTCTAGCTGACTATGCTACAGTTAGTCGTACACATGATCGCGGACACATGAGTCCAGCTAAAAACAATACAACTAATGCTGAAATCATGAGCGAAAGTTTCTTATTATCAAACATGGTTCCACAGGTCGCCAACAACAATCGTGGTATCTGGAAACAGCTAGAAATGCAGGAACGCCAATGGGCAACTGCTCCAGGCACAGATTTCTATATCATTTCAGGCGGTATATATGATCAAGGGCATGCTCGGACTGGTAACGGTCTAGGTATTCCCACACGCTTATATAAGATCATCATTGAGAAAAATAGTAAAAGAGCTATGGCATATCTAATGCCAAATCAATCACTACCGGTGGCAGATTTGCCTAAATATCAGACAACGGTACAGGCAGTAGAATCTGCAACTGGATTTAAATTTAACCTACCTAAATAATATGACAAATACTAACGAATTCTGGGGATATCATCTAATACTCGACTGCTCAGCTTGCCATGTGCCCAGCATACAAAGCAGAGAAAACGTCTACAACTGGATCACGCACTTGGTCCGTGTTATAGACATGGAACCAATTGGTGAACCACACATAGAATACACCGCAGCAGAATTCCCCGATAAAGCAGGATTTACTGCTATACAGATCATAGTAACATCAAGCATCGTGGCACACTTTATTGACAGTACAGGTGACGTTTATATAGATGTGTTCTCATGCAAAGAGTTTGATAACGACATAGTTATTGGCACTATTAAAGATGCATTCCTTCCCAAGAAGATTCGCACCACTTTCTTGACTCGCCAGGCAGGATAATGCTATACTAGCATTTAGTGATAAATACTAGATGCAAGCAAAAGACCTAATTAGAGCCACACCAAACACCAAGATCTACCTAGACATGGATGGTGTTCTCGCAGACTTTTTCGCAGAATATGCCAAACTAGCGGGTGTAAACAATTATAGAGATATTCCACCAGCTAGTGCAGACCCTACATTGAAAAAAATGGTAGGCACAGACTTCTTCAGCAGATTGCCAAAATTCTCTACAGCAGACAGCCTAGTAAAACTAGTATTAAAATACGTTAAAACATATGGCGTCTGTTCAAGTCCCCTACGTGGTGACTTCAAGAACAGCGGACAGCATAAACGCATATGGATAAAAAACCACTTAGATCCACAACCCGCAGAAATCATCATCACTGGGCAGAAAGAACGACATGCTGTTAATCCAGATGGTAGCCCTAATATCTTGATAGATGATCGTGGTGTGAATATTGTCGCTTGGCGTGCCCGTGGTGGGATTGGTATAAAATATCAAGCAGATGAAGACAGCCTACAGAAAGTAGCCAATGGTCTAGCCATGGCATATAATAAATTAGCAGAAGCAGTAGACGTAAACTATGGCATAGGTAAAACACCTGGTGTGCTGTTTAGGATTGGCAACGTATATGGTAAGAAAAATCTACGTGTACCACATGCTAAACTGCATAGGAATACTAAAAACAAGAACCTAGGAATACCCCGATGAAGTTATACGAAGGTGGCAATGTATTCAAAACTGCTGACGGTGCTCCAGCAACTACCCGCATCGCCCGTGAAAACGTAGTAGCCACTGTGCAATGGTTAGAACAATTAACAGGTCTGAATCTAGTAGACAACATGCTAGGATCAACTGGGCGTAAAGAAACTTCAGGTGATTTGGATCTAGGCATAGACGAAACAAAGATAACCAAGGATGTGCTAATACAACAACTCTTACGCAAAGGCATTCCAGCAGCGGATATAAAGAAGTCTGGTGACAGCGTGCATCTTAAGACTCCTATCCTAGGTGATAAATCCAACGGATATGTGCAGACAGATTTCATGTTTGGTGATCCAGAGTTCCAAAAGTTCAGCTTGGTAGCTGATGGCGATAGTGCCTATAAAGGTGTGCATCGTGCTTTATTGCTGGCCAGCATTGCCAAAGCACAGGGCATGAAATGGAGTTATAAAAACGGCCTGGTAGATCGTGACACTAATGAAACTATTACCAAGAATCCCTCTGAGATAGCACAGAATTTAATCAATGGAACACCAGCTGACATGACCAGCGTAGAATCTATTATTAAAAAAATCAAAGCACTGCCCAACTACGATGAACTAGTAAAAGATGCACGTGAAGCCTTTGAGCGTGATAAACTAACCTTGCCAGAAGACAGTGTATTACCTGGCACAGGTGCTTGGTATAGACAATTTATTAACAAGAGAGTATAAGATGAGAGCAAGAGACTTTATCCAAAAAATTGTAGAAGCAAATTTACCGCAAACTACAATGCCTCAAGGCAAGCAACCAAAACTAAATTTACCTCCATTAGTAAAAGGATTAATTTTACATTGGTTTTTGATGTATTATGGATTACATCATGCTGATGAACCTGAAATCATCGACGATCGAGCAGGTTATGAAGCTGATCTAGATAAGATCACTAAGAAACTAGCACAGTTGGGATTTGCTATCCAATGGGTAGACAATCTGCCTGATTTAGGTGATGGTGGCGGTGGTGAAGGTGTTTATCTCACACACGTAGCTAGTAAACAAACAGTTGGTATTGATCATTATGATATAGAACAAGATTATGAAAGATTTTTACCTATGGCCCACAAAGCCATATATGGCACCAATTTAGAAGAAAGTTCAAAGGACGCCTGCTATCACAAGGTCAAGAGCAGATATAAAGTTTGGCCAAGTGCTTATGCAAGTGGTGCCTTGGTCAGATGCCGTAAGGTAGGTGCAAAGAATTGGGGAAATAAAAGCAAAAAATGAAAATACGTGAGCTAAGTGAACGCTGCTGGAAGGGCTACAAGCAGGTAGGTGGCAAGAAAAAAGGTGGACGCATGGTGCCTAACTGCGTGCCTGTTGAAGAAACACGCCGCGATCCTACTGAACTGTTCAAACCCCAAGACAGTGAGTTAGATGACCTCCATCACAAATATATCGCTAGCTGGACTATGTTGGATCATCACATATTAGAAAAGATCTATGTGTTCGCAGATGATGACTATGCAGAACAATTCATTGACCTAGTAAATGAGTTCAGCGAAAGCATGGATCACAATGCGGTAATCACACAGGACAATGCAGAAGTAAAATTGCAGATTACTACCAATGATGTCAAGGGGCTAACCATACTTGATTTTGAATTCGCCCTACGTGCAGAAGATGCCGCAGATAAACTAGATGGTGAATCAAAATCACATCCAACTAATGCTATAAACGAAGATCAAGAAAAATATATTTTGTATCTTAATGATAAGCCTGTTAGTGTTTATACTTCAAATATGGAAGCTAACAATCAAGCTAAGATGGTAGCACAAAAGTATCCTACAGCAAGGATTACGGTTAAGAAAGAAGTCTGCACCTTAACTCCTGTCCAGTTAGAAGAAAATCTACGCGATTGGTTTGGTAAAGGTAAACAAGGTGGTGCTGGTGGCGGGGGTTGGGATAGATATAATACCAAAGGTGAGCGCATAGGCAAATGCGGAGATCGCAAACCAGGTGAAGGCAAACCCAAATGCCTAAGCAAGAGTAAGGCCGCCGCACTCAGAGCCAAAGGTGGTAAGAAAGCCATAGCGGCCGCAGTTAGACGTAAACGTTCAAAAGATACAAATCCAGAACGCAAAGGCAAAGCGATTAACGTGAGCAACAAGATATGAGAGCTAAAGATCTAACCAAAGGCAACATAGCCTATCACGATGAGCTGAACCCTAGTGTATGGGATGGTCGTGAGCTCCGTGCGGATGTGCGTTATAAACTATTAGAGATAGCCAAGCGTTTCATAGAATATCTCGATGTGCCAGATTTTAAATTGATAGATGTGATCCTCCGTGGTAGTTTAGTAAACTATAATTACACACAATACTCAGATTTTGATCTACACATCGTCACTGACTACAAGACGTTAGACTGTGATATCACAGAACAGTTCTATATGGCCAAAAAGAAAATATGGAACGATGAACATGACATCACCGTCAAAGGACATGAAGTAGAATTATATGTAGAAGATCGTGATGAAGAAAATGCCTCAGAAGGTATGTACAGCGTGTTAGATAATGTTTGGTACAAAAGACCTAAATATCAGCAACCTGATATCGATGATCGTGCCGTTAATGCCAAAGCACAGGATCTGATGACACAGATCAATCGCGCTGTGCGATCAGGCAGTGTAGAAGATATCACACGCTTGCAAGATAAGATCAAGAACATGCGCCAATCAGGACTAGACGCTGGTGGGGAATTTTCAACAGAAAATCTAGCATTTAAAATAGTACGCAACAAAGGGTATCTAGACCGCCTGTACAAAAACAAAAATTCTAAGTTTGATCAACAACTCAGTTTAGATGAAGGTATCAAACAGAACGCCGCAGTGGCTGCACTAGTGGCAGCACTTAGTGGTAATCCAGCACAAGCAGATTACAATTATCCCGAAACACAAAAACAAGATCCAAATGCTGTACAAAAAGCCTTGATCATCTTACGCAGTATCAACAAGATGAAGAACTATGGTCAAGCTGGACTAGAAGCTGAAGCACAGCAAGAATTTAATAATATCTTACGTAGCATGCAAGGAATGCCTAATCAGAGCCGTGTGTATCCAATCATTAAAGATTTGATCAATAGTCCAGAAACAAAAACTTTACCGCCTTTGTACGATCCTAGCTACATTCCACCAAAAGATGATGTAAATGAACGCAAGAAAGCTAAAAAGAAAAAGAAAAAATCTAGTCGTAGATCACTAGGTGGCTATTATGGTTACTATTGGGGTGGGGGATATCATGACCACGCAGACAGTGGTGCAGGTGATGCTGGCGGAGGTGGTGGAGATGGCGGTGGTGGCGAAAGCATGCGCGAAAGCCGTGAGCAATTAGATCCACGTGTAGAAGAATTCCTAGATGGACTTACTCCAGATGATGTGGGTGTAGATGAAGTGGGAGATTACGTCATACACTACGAAGGATTCACAGACCAATGCCAAGATTCAAAAGAATATCAAGCGGATCCAGAAGCAGTATTCCAAGACGTATGGGGTGACTTTAAGCGCCGCATGGGTGATAAAGATCCCATCAACTATGGTATAGTTGGTAGTGAAGATTACCCTATCGTTTATAGTGTGTTTAGACGATGAGAGCCAAAGAATTCATAACTGAACACAAACCTGTATTTAGGCGTAATCCTAACACAGGTCATATACAATTATTTTGGCGATGTGAAAGCGGCCTAAGAAAAGGTAGAACTGTACCAAAAGTTGCAGATTGTTCAGCATCCTATGATATCGCCAAAGCCCAACGTTTAAAAAAGATTAGGGCTAGAACATATAAAAATCAAGCGAGATTATCAAAGCTTACAAAAAAACGTTCTAGAGCTAGTAGAGTAGCAAGTCAACTAAACAAATGGCTTCGACCTAAGAAAAAAAGAAAATGAGACAGGAAGACTTTGATCAGTGCTACAAACTAGCCAATGACCTTTATACTAAAGAAAAGACCAAAGGCAAGATGCCTGTCTTATTACAGGTAGCAGGATTTAAAGGACACACTGAACTAGCTGATCCTAGATGGCAACGGATACCACCTAAATATTGGCATCATTATGTTGTAGTGTTAGATAACGTAGTACATGATCCTAGTGCGAAACAGTTTGGTCAGACTAAAACAGAATATGCAGTAGGTGAACTTGGTAGAACATGGGATATGGTGTATAAGGTAAAATGATATGAGAGCGAATGATTTTTTATTTGAAATATCAAAAAAATATGATAATATGATACCTCCTCCTCATTGGAATCCTCGTTGGCCTGTTGAATATAGAACAATATATGATCGGTACAAAAGAGGTACCCATCAGATGAGTAATTCCGATATGCAGATTATTAATATGTTGAATAACTACGTTCCAAGAAAAAATAATATGAACCCAATTTCAACTAATAAGCATTATGCTAATTATAGACAACGTGATCTAATACCAGCAGGCATAGTAGATTTATATTCCAAAGGTAAAACCCCAACAGATATAGCAAACTTTTATAGAATACCTTTAGAACAAGTAATAAACACTTTAAAAGCACGAGGGATAACAGGAAGAACATTTAGAACATGAGAGCTAGACAGTTTATATTAGAATACAATCAACAGGCCACGATACAACGCTTTGGTGATAAACTTCTGCAGACTGTGCTTAAAGATCCTAGCCCAGAGATTTCCGCCATACATCACATGTTGCAGTATCGCAAAGAATTTAAAGATTTCAATCTAAGTCCGAATACAAAAACCAATATCTTGATCAGCGTCATGCAGGCTATCGAAGGTGCAGATCCAACTAAGAACAAAGAATACACAGTGTTCTTGGCTAAGATGTATGCTGGTGGTGGCTGGGGTAGTAAGATCGAAGACTTAGAAAGCAAGATCAAACCAGCACTAGAAAAATTCCACTTATTAAAACTTAAACGTAAAATACCTGCACCACGCAACGACATCATGCGTTATGCGGACCTAGCAGACTTTGTAGCAGTGGTAGATGAATATCCAGATCCAGAAGAGAAAAAACAAGCGGACAAAGGTACAAGCAAGACAGTATTTGAAAATGATCAAGTGCGTATCGTAGTTCCAGAAGACCAAACGGCGGCCTGCTATTATGGACAAGGAACACGTTGGTGTACTGCGGCTCAAACAAGTAGCAACTACTTTGGGCACTATAATAAACAAGGGCCACTGTATATCTTACTGCCTAAACAGCCTCGTCATGACGGTGAAAAATATCAACTGCACTTTGAAAGTGAGCAGTTCATGGATGAAAACGATTATAATGTTGAAAACATTGTTAACCTGCTAGAACATCGCTTTGGTAACTTAATACCATGGTTCCAAGAACATGCGCCTGCTATACGTGAATGGGTCGTGTTTGCTGCTGATGATTATCTTAAAGAACCATTGATGAAGATCGGTGAGATAGTCATGGAACACGTATGGGAAATGGTAAGTGATTGGGAAATAAATGATGACTACTGGTATGAGCATCTACGCAAAGAAGGCTATGTATATCCAGAAGGACATGAAGAAGAGGGCATGATCGACTGGGATCGAGCCGCAGAGGATGATGTAGATTATCTCAACTGGAATTATGATGCCAACGATTGGTTTATGGCAGCTAAAGAAGCTGTGGAAGTTACGCCTACTCAAGCACGCAGAACCGCAGAAGAAGGTTATGAAGAAGAAAAAGAATTGATCGTCATGGGCGAACTTGAACTGATACCAGCATACAATGTACGCCAGGCATTTGAGCGTAGCCGTGATGGTGATGGCGGACTAGAAGAATGGATCCACAAACACGTGGTCATGCAGCGAGATGGTGACAAGTGGACTGCTAAGTTCTACACACCACCTAAGAAGAATTAAGAACACAGCCTAGGACCGTTAGTGTTAGGCCGTGGGGCGGCTGCTGCCCTGGAGGGATGCCAGAAGTGAGCATGGAAAATTATGTTAGCATTTGAATTATTTGAGGATTCACCAGATACTCCAGCAGGTAGCCGTACTGCTGATCTTAATCTTGGCAAGCTGTGGTTACTGACTGAACTCAATCGTCTAGGCCTAGATAGTTTTAATACAGTGTATGTATTAGGATCATGGTATGGTAGCATGGGTCCTTATTTACTATATAAAAAAATTAAATTTGATACTGCTTATCTTATAGACATAGATCCTAAAAACACAGGCTGGGTACAAACTATGACCAAACAGCTTGGCATAAATGATCGAATCACAGCAGTCACACAAGATTGTAACACTACAGATTTCAAAGTCGATCGCATACTAGTGATCAACACCAGCTGTAATGATGTAGTCAATGAGGGTTGGTTTGACAATGTGCCCACTGGAGCAATAGTAGCATTGGAAGGCCGTGATAATCAGCCCAATAATGCCACTAATACCACACAGGATCTAGACAGCTTTGATCGGGCATATCCCCTGGCCAAAACTCGTGTGTTAGATAAAATACGCCTAAAAGGCTATGATGATAGCTACAATAGATTCCTCAAGATAGGTGTCAAATAAATATAAGATATGCGCTATGATCAGTTCAAAATTAACCTACTAGAAGCCATCATTGATGAAGCTGAGATGACGCCTAAAGCGTTCCAAGAGTTTCTCAATAGCCCACTTGTCACAGGTATGCGTATGGGCTTTGAGCTAGAAGCCTGTATCCATAATGTGCGTAGTTACAATGATGACTATAGCGAAAATGACTATAGCTATGACGACCCTGTATATGATATTGAAGACATTATAAATTTCTTTGGCAACAACGATGCTAATCGTGAAAGCGATCTCAATAAGCTACGCAATGATCTCTATGATGACTTCCAAGAATGGCAAGATCAACGGTTTGATAATTTCCTAAAAACAGATGATGGACAGACTGACCTAAAAGAACTTATACGCAGTAAGTTAGAAGATCTAGACTACGATGAACGCCAGCAGAAACTGGAGTTTGAACGTGCAGAAGAGGGCAAAGTCAGCGATATCTATGCAGAAGCTGAAATGCAGGCATTAGAAACCATGCGTGACGAATTCAACGACGATGGTGACAATGACTTTGAAGCATTCGCCAAAGACATAGACATGAGCTACATGAGTGATGTAGAAAACAAATATTCACACTACCTATATTGGCCATATCAGAGCTATGGTGACGAAGAATACCTAAATGTAGATTATGTAGCAGACGAACTATACACAGACACAGGTATAGAAGCCTTTGCCAGTGATAGCTATCACAGCACTAGCCGTAGCCGTGCTCAAGAACGAGGTCGTTGGATCATTGAACCTGACTCAAGTATTGAAGTAGATGAAAGTGAAGATGGCGGCCTAGAGTTCATCAGTCCAGCACTGGAAATCAACACCGCAATTGAGCAGATGAAGAAGGTCTTAGACTTTATCAAAGGTCACGGATATACTAACAGCTCAACTGGCCTGCACATCAACATCAGTGTCCCTGACTATAATGTAGACAACCTTGACTATGTCAAGCTGGCTGTGTTCCTAGGTGACAAATATGTTCTAGAGCAATTTGATCGTCTAAGCAACTACTACTGCAAGAGTGCTTACGATAAGATTGGTGGCAAGATTGCGAGTCTACAAGGTGATCAACTCAAAGCTGTATTTGCCAAGATGCGTGAAGGACTTACCCTAGCCGCAAGTAAACTCATACACACGGGCTATACAGACAAATATACTAGTATCAATACCAAAGACGGTTATATTGAATTCCGCTCACCAGGTGGAGAATACACAACTAGACCCGTAGAAGAATTGGTCAACACTGCCTTACGCATGGCCTTATCATTACGCATCGCTATAGACCCTGAGATGTATAAACAGGACTATGAAAAACGCCTATACAAACTACTCACTGACCAAGGTGAGCCCGATGATCTGATCAAGTTCAAAGACTATATCGCACAGTATCAGGCCTCAAGCCCAGAGCGTAGGAAATACATCATACAGACTGTCAAGATGGAACGTGAAGCACGTGCTGAAAAGAAAAAACTAGCCAAAGATGCCAGCAAGCCCTACTGGATGGTCAAACGTCGCGATGGCACAGGTGGGGGTATGGCAGTTCACGCACTCACAGCTCTTGACGCTGTTAAAGAAGTGGCTCGGGGATTTGAGGCAGATCCCGTAGACCTATACGCTATACCTATGACAGATGAAGAAGAGGAACAACGTGGTAGCACTATATTCGTAATTGATTATAATGGACAGGAATATCGCCAACGTGCTAATAGATCAGGTGATGCTAGAGATTTACTAGCGGCAAGATTAGGGGTTAGCCGTAACGATTTAATCGTGCAGAGAACTGAGAATCCACAAGAAGAACCTCAAGCAGATAATCCTAACCAAACTGGAGATTATGAATTAGCCAATAGTAATCGCAGTGTAGATCGCAGATTGACTAATGTTGACAGAGAAACAGCAGAACGCACAGCACGCAACATGGAAGGTGAAATGGGCTTACAGTATGGTAGCATCAGTGTGCAGAGGGTCGTTACTAGCTAAATACGTATATGCTAACTGTTGAACTATTTGAAGAATTAGAAGGACCACCAGAGCCAACCCTAATAGACGCTCTGCGTGATTTCTTACCTATAGCAGTCCGTCATCTTAAACTCAAACACTTACCAAAGATCAAGTTATTACGTGATGTAGACACAGAGCATATGTCTAGTTTTGGTAAGTTCTCAAACGAAGATCGC